GCGCTCTTACGCTTTTTTTCAACCGCACGCCCACTGACGACGAAATGCGCGCAGTTCACAACGCTGCACGTGACTTCGCGGCGCTGCCGGAGTTGGTGGAGGCGGCGATGTGGAGGCCGGTAAGAGAATACCCAAACACTGGAGTCGATGTGCATTTGACTGACGGAAAAGACGTTTGGGTCGGAAGTCAAAAGGACGGCATCAAAATGCCAGATGGTATGCCGTTTGATGGGCACACGTTCCCATGTGGGCCGCAAGGGTATCATCAGCATCCAAGGCTTTTCCGCCCCCTCCCCAAACCGCCAGAGGTGAAAACGCCATGACCGAAGACCTTCTCACACTCAGCGTAAAACTGAAATCAGGCCGCTTCGAAAGTTCTCTGACTATCCCATTCCCAAGTGACAAAGACACGCACGAAAAGTCTTTGGCCGCGTGGACGCAGATGGTTCAGACCGGCTTCAAGATCGGCGCAACAGAAATGATTGCTGTGCTTGAAAAAGGCGAAACAAAAATGGTGAAACCATGACCCCAGCCGACCGGATCAAGAGCGCCCCGAGGGCATGGGCGGTGAAAGGCGAGAAAGAGTTCTGCACGCCGGATATTTATACAGTTCGCGACCACGCAATGTTTCGTGCTGGCAGATTAAACGGCCAGCAGAACACAGACAAATATCACGTCGTCCCCGTCGCCCTTGTCGAACACCAACCCAAGGAGATGGAAACGATATGAGCAAACCAACGTGTGAGACGTGCAGATTTTGGCGGCGCGGATACCGGCTGCAAGGGTTCAAAGTTCCGTCATTTTGCGACAGGCATTTCCACTCACAGAACGGAGACGACCCCGCGTGCGATCAGTACACGGAGATTGATACGCGGCCAATCCCGCATCCACCATACAACCACCCAGGAGACGTGGCATGACCAAGGCATTAGAGGCGGCGAAAGAAACTGCGCACGCAAATGATTTGTTTGCGACAGAACGCGAAGCGCGCTTGCACTGCGACGTTTATCCGAAAGGCGTTGTCGTCCCCGTCGCCCTTGTCGAACACCAACCCAAGGAGCCAAAGCTATGAGCAACCCAATACCAAAAGACCTTGAAGCCGTTTTAGACCACGCTCGCGCTGAGGCGTACAAGATGATGAGCGATGATCGGCAACGGGCGGTGTTTATAGCGCATCGCGTTTTGTCCCAGCTTGGATACACGCCGCCGGACATCAAGCTAGCGATGGCAATCGCCGCATACTTGGCCGCTGAAAAGGATCTGACATGAGCAAGGCATTAGAGGCGGCGGCGCGGGTTAGTGTGCTGCGGGAGTATGTTTCGGACGTGGTGTGGTCCGCGTACCATTCCGGGATCGTGCAGAACGGAGAGTGGTGGACTGGATGCATGAGTGACGCGGAGTGGCTTCAGCGTATTTTGAAGCTGCCAAAACCAAAGCACTGCGACGGAGATGTGCGCGCAAAATTGGAGGGAGCAATAGACACTTTGTGCACTGAATCCGCCCGCGACATTCTCCGCGCCTTTGCGGGCAACATCGACGACGAAAACACCCGCGCCGCCATTCTTGCGGGGATTGAGCCGCGTCTAACGCCACCGAAAGACTCGCGCCCATGACCCCGCGCCTGCTGACGCTGGCTGAAGTGGCGGAGAGGCTGGGCGTCTCGCTTCAAACCGTCCGGCGCGAAGTGGCAGACGGGCGCCTGAAAACGACGCCGGTCAGATCGCTTGTCCGCGTCACTGAAAACGAGCTTGCCAGGTACGTGGGCCAGACCAAGCTTGACTCTGCGAACCCATGGGACGCCATCTTGGCGAATGATTATGGCCCGGATCAAACACGTCACGCATGAGATCGATCGGCATGGAAAGCCGCGCTGGTATTTTCGCCGCGGCAAGGAAAAAAAAATCCCCATGCCCGACCCAGCCTCTCCCAAGTTCGCCGCGGCATATGCCGACGCGCTGAACGGGATTAAGCCAGAGCGCGCATTGGTTCCGCGGTCAGCCCGCGCCGGTTCCGTCCGCCACGCCGTCACGCTCTATTACGGGACCGCGGAATATGCCCAACTGCGCGAGCGAACGCGCATGAACTACCGCCGCGTGCTTGAGCGGTTTGCAGAGAAATTCGGAGACTTGCTCATTGCCGACTTGGGCGAAAGTCAGATCCAGCGCCTTATTGACGGGATAGCCGCCAAGACGCCAGGAGCCGCGGACCACCTGTTGAAGCGTATCCGCGGCGTGCTTAGAGCCGCCCGGCTGCATGGATTGATCCAAGGCAACCCGGCCCGCGATGTCATGCGCCCCAAATACCGCCGCAAGCCGCACCATAGCTGGACCGCGGAGGAGGAGCGGCAGTTTATGGCCCACTATCCGCTTGGGACGCGCGCCAGGACCGCCTTTGAGCTTTTGCTATGCGTAGGGGCCCGGCGCTCTGACGTGGTTCTATTGGGCCGCCAGCACGTCTCAGACGGGGTTCTGAGATACACCCAGAGCAAGACCGGCATTCCGGTCGAGGTTCCCCTTGCGCCGCGGTTGGTCGAGGCCCTGGCGGCTTACCAAACCGGACACCTGACGTTTCTGGTCACGGCCTATGGCGCGCCCATGACCGCAAACGGGTTCGGCGGCTGGTTCTCCGCGGTATGCCGCGCCGCTGGACTGCCTGACAGGTGCCGGGCGCATGGGCTCAGGAAGGCGTCAGGACGCACCTTGGCGGAGGCTGGATGCTCCGCGGCGCAGATCATGGCGATCCTTGGCCACCTGACGCTTTCGGAGTCTCAAAAATATGTCGCGGCGTTCGAGCGCGGGAAGGCCGCGGCGGACGGGATCGGGCTCGCCTTCGGAACGTCTGCGCAACGCGAAAGTGTCCAACCTTCATTTGGGTTGGACAAATCGGGCGAAAAGTCTAACAAAATCAATGGTGTTTGAAGTGGCTGGCGCGCCCTAGGGTTGCGCGTGAACCTAACAAAATCAACGGGTTACTATGGAAAATCTGTCCAACTATGACCAGCGTTTATCAAGCGTAATCGGACAAAGTGTCCAACCAAAACGCCGCGGGCTGTGGAGCGCTTCGAAGTTCTGGGACGCGGTCGACCAGTCTGGTGGACCGGACGCCTGCTGGCCTTGGCTGCGGGGCCGATACCCGAACGGATATGGAGAAGTCAGGACCGGCATTGGACGATCAAGAACCGGCGCGCATCGCATGGCCTTTGAGCTTGGCAATGGGCTCTCCGCGGCCGGCGCTCATGTCTGCCATACATGCGACAACCCGCCTTGCTGCAACCCGAAACATTTGTTTCTCGGAACGCCCAAGATCAATGCCGCGGATAAGGTGAAAAAAGGACGAGCCCGCGGGCGCTATAGCCAGCCCCGGCCCCTGCCTCCCGAAAGCGTGGGGAAGGGTAGAAGCGTCAATGACTTGCGTGCAATTGCCCAGGTTTTGCCGCGTAGTTTGGCCGGAAACCCAAAAACTGAGTTATCGGCTAAGCGCGAAAGGTTTCCGACCTTTTCCGGTTGACAGTCAAAGAAACGCGATTTTCTTGACAATAGGCGGCGCTATTGTAAAAGGAATGGCGCTTTCGACACCGTCGCTTAGGTGGTCCAGAAATGGCGGAGCGTCCTAGTCTATGTCAATGGATCAGCGCCCCAACCGTTGAAGCGGTTGGGGCTTTGCTTTTGTGTCTCACCAAATGCCGAACCGTGAGCCGCAACCGGCTTAGGGCTTAACCGGCGATCCACAATACGCCCGCCGTGCGGCATTGTTGGCCTTGACCTGCTTCAAAGTCTCGTCCGTGTCGCCGTCCGCCCAGGTGATTATGCGCCAGACTTGGCAGGCCCCGACCGGATCGGGCTCAACTTGGGCGGCGGTCTTGGTCCCAATCGCGCACCCGGCTAGGGTTAGCGTCAAGAGCGCGCTCCATAGCCTCGCGAGCTTCAAGGGCCTTGGTGACGCGCTCTGAGGCTTTTGCGTGCATGTCAGCGAGGACGCGAGCTTCGCCAAGCGAGATAAGTTCCCGGTCATGGAAATAGTCCGTCACCTTGTTGAAAAGGAGAAGAAGCGCCTCAAGGATTTTGAACGCGGTCAAGACGCTTCTCCCATGTTGCCCGGACGCGGCTGCCGGTTAGACCCAATGACGCCTAAGCACCCGCGCGAGGCCTAGGCCGGTGGTTGCGGCAACTTCGCGACGGCGTGCCGCAGCGTGCCGATCCCGAGACCGGCGAGGATGTAGATCAGCCATTCAGGGACGACGACGCCAAACGCCTGGAGCAGCCCAAGCAGTGCCGTCAAAAAGGCGATGATGTACGATTTTTTTCCCTCGATAGCGTCGAAGAACTTGTCCATGTGACACCTCACATATTGCCCGGAACCGCCGGGCGCGGGTTACAAAAGCTTGAGCAATTCGCCCAGCGTGAACGTCTTATTCATAAGCAAAAGCAGGATGACCACGAGAAGCAAAAGCTGCGTCCGCGCAATGCCGCGCTGCATGGCGATTTGAACCCGTGTCGCCTTGTTCAGGCCGTCCGCGAGAACCCCATAGCGCTTGGCGCATTGTCGAACGTGAAGCCCTAAATCTGTCGCTTCGTTAGGGTCCGGTTTTTTCAAATCTTCGGACACTGCATCGGCATGTTGTTCATCGCGCCCGCCAAAGATTGCTTCGAGAAACGCCATCGTCACGCCTCACTTATGATATTTACGCCAAGGTAACTGATAGTGCGGGCCGTCCTTGAACTTGACCCAATCGCCGCCCCATTCGATAGGAACGCGCTCTTGCCGAGCGGCTTCTTTCATTGCATCCGCGATCCGGTAGTAAAGCGGCCAGTCCCATCGCACTTGCCCGCCGACAATTGCCCAAAGGTCAACTGCGTGCCCGGTAATGTGACGCGAGTTCATGGTGCGAGACGCGCCAGACTTCACGAGTTCCCGTTGCCGCTCGACAGTGCGCAGCCCTTCGCCGACGCGGAAGTCAACTTTTGTCAAAGTAATTGCCCGCTTGACCACGCGCACAAGGTCAGGATGCACGCCTTTCAATGTGTTTAGAGATGCGCGGGAAAGGATAAACATATCAACACTTCGCCTGGAAATACGCGGTGACGCCAGCGCGGTCAGACGCGGAGAGCACGGCGTTGTAAAGCGCCCAACCGATGATGTCGCAGTCGCTATAGGACGACGATTGGCGGCCCATGGCGTTGAAAACCGTTGCAGTGGTTGCCGACGAGGTTTGGTTCGCGCCCGCCAGCAACACGTTGTCCTGATAGAACTGATAATTGGCAACGGTATCGTCCACGTTGACCCAAGCGCCGACGCCGAAGGACGTGCGGATGAATGTCGAACTCGCATTCGGCTTGGCCGCATTTGATACGGCGCTGCCGTACATTAGATTATCTGTGCCGTCGAAGCATCCGACCGTGGAATTCGCGCTGCTCCCTAAAATGCGCGCGGCGCTTCCAGACGCCGCTTTTCGATAGGCGCAAATAAACGTGTAAGCCGCAGGCCGCGTCAGGCTGTCAATCGTCGTGTCCGCAACGCCGCCCGCGTAATAAGACAAGAACCGAGACGCCGCGATAGTGAACGCGCCGAACTTCTTGCCGCCGTTTTCGGTATAAACCGGGCTTGTCGCGTCACTGGTCCGGTTCTTCCACCAAAGGTTGGAGGCGTGCGCCTTGTCTCGCATGGTGCGGATCACGTCGCCAGTCGTCGTGACTGCGGTCGTCGTCGCGTCTGCGCTTTTGAACAGAGTGGAGATGTCGTCGAACTCGATCCACGAAATCAACCCCGAAACGGCGTTAGGCTGAATGATCGTCGGGCCGGATGAGGCGACACAGCGGGGTCGCAGCAGAAGGCGCGACATGGCGCTTAGGCTTCCCACATCGCGTTGACGACTTCGCCGTTATTGTTCGCGCCAGAGCGCCTGACGCTGATCTGGTTTGTGTTCGTAATGCCCTCGATCGTCGCGCTGGCGCCGTCGCGGACCACGATGCCGACGCCGGTGCCGCCGCGCGCGAACTCGATGGATTGCCCACTTGAATTGACGATGGTCAGACGAAGACAGGCTTGCGAGGCGTAGGCGGTGTAGGCCGTACCGCCAACGGGCGTTGTAACAGAAATATTGCCGCCGGTCTGCATTAGCGGTTTCACTTGAGCGGTCGTAGGCATTGGTCAGGCTCCTTTAATTATGCGGCTTCTTCGCCGCTAACACGCTTGCGGAAACATGCGGCCATCAAGCCAAACTCTGTTGCATTTCCACTTAACGTCGCGGTGACAGTTGCAACTACGTTTGCCGTCAACGTGCCGGTCGCAACCGACATTTGACAGGCGCGCGTGCCATTAGAGCCGCCGCTGTCCATGATCTCCGTTAAACCTGTCCAGGTGCATGTGAGAGCCGCCGCCGCGTCCCCGTTCGACCCGGCGACGGCCACGCACAATGCGGCATTGCCAGGACCAGGGTTGACCGTTAGTGCGGCCGTTGCCGTGCTCGCGTTCGTGCAGGGCGTGGTTTCTTCGATTATGTCGGAGTCAACCGACTGTATCCATACTTGGTTGAGATGCGCCACGTTTGCGTTCCACGAAATGACCACGTTCGCCGTGACACCAGCGATATTGCTCCCGGTCGCTGCCAGATAAGCCGCGTTGCCAATGTGATAGACCATGACGTCAACGCGCCCAGCGGCGGAGCCGGTCGAGCCCGCAGCATTCGCCAAAAGGTTCGACGCGGTGTTTTTCGTCGCCAGCTTCATGGTCACGCCGTTGAACGTGCACCCGCTCAACACACTGCCCGATGTCGATCCGTTGCGGTTGTTGACCACGACGACGATCAAACCTTGGGCGCTAGCGTGCGTCGTGTAGGAAATCGTTCTTGGTGATGCGAGCGTCGTCGTGATGTCAGTGTCTGTCGTAATAGACGCTGAACCAAGAAGCGCCGGAGCCGTTGGCACGCTCGATGCCACAGTTGCTGCACTTTCGATCGCCGCGCACTTGCCCGCCAAGTTCAGGCCCTGTTGACCCCAGTGGACGTCAGTGCCGGTCGTCGCGCTGTCCATGTAGTTGAGCGCGTCTTTTGCAAAAGATGAAGTGCCGCGATAGAGCATCCGGCAATCGGCGCGCGATGCGCAAAGTTCGTCTTGCGCCGCGCGAATGTCAGACCATGCCGGGGTTGAAGTCGAGTTTTGCGAGCGGTCGTTCTTGGAGCCAATGCGGATGATGCCGAACCGGAACGGAACGATTGTGATATTGGCTTTCAGATAATCCACGAGCGTTGCGAACTCGGTCTTATAGTTCGCCTTGGAAACGCCAGCCGTTCCCGCAAATAGCTCTGTCGCGTCCTGCTCGCCTTGCACCCAGATCGGCATGACGCCAATCAATTGAAAGCGCGTGTCAGCCTGAATTGCCGCGATATTCGTGTTGATTGCAGACACAGCCGCCGCTCGGAGCGAACCTGTCGCGCTCCAATTGTTTGCCGGGTTCGCCGCCGCAATCAGCGCCGATCCGCCCGTCGCCAAGTCTGTGAAGATCGCCTTTGTTCCGGTCTTGCTCAATTCCCATTGGTTCGAGAATGCAGGCCAGGCCGAGCCCGTCGAAGCGCCGCCGACGCTATCGGCAAGAGGCGAGGAAATCACGCCGCCCGTGATGTAATAGCCCGTGGTGACGGGCGACGGATAAGAAGCGTCCGCCTTATCGCCGCGCCCCTCGCCGTTTGACTGGCCGAGGATTGGAAAATAGTAGATCGGCATCCGGCCATTGCCAGCAACGCCAGCCAGTGCCGCCGCGACTTCAGCGCGATCGGCCGCCAGCTCGGCCCGATCCGCATCGGCGGATAGTTCATCGACGATGTCATCAAGCGTCGAAATATCGGTATCGATTGCGGTCGGCGTCTTTCCGTCCGCGCCCATGTGGAAGACTTTGTTGACCAGATCGGCCGCAGGCGGCAGGACTATTTCGGACGCGGTGTCCTTGAGATTGGTCCGGAACCCGCGCGCAAGCCGCGTCTCATGTTCCTGAACTGTCCGCGTCAGCTTATCCAATGCCGCTTCCACAGTCGTCGCTGGGAACGCGCCCGAAGTCGGAATGCTGGACGTTTGCGCAGGCGCAAGCCGCCCCTCGATAACTACAGTAGAACCAGTCGCCGGAGCCGTGACAAAGGTCACATTTCCGCCGCCCGCATCGCCGACGCCGGAAACGGAATAATGCGTGGTGATGGTCTGCACCGTCTCGACGCCAGCAGACGTGACCAAGGTCACGCGCAGATCGCTCCCGCTCACGATTTTGAAGTCGTAAGCGAACACGGTTGTTGAGCCGTTGCCGGAGTACCGGACAACGCGGTCGTTAGCGGCCACGGTCATTACTGAGAAACCCCTGTCTGCATTTCAAAGCGCGTGCGCGCTTCCGGCGTCCTGGCGCGCTCGGCGCTTTTGCGCCCAACGGCCTGGTCCCAATCGGCCCGGAACTCGGAGAAGCGTTCGTCGGTCAAAATCTTGGCGCGTGCCGCCTTGCGGTAGCGCTCCACGACGCCGTCGATGAACTGCGCCTTGCCGCCCTCGCGCCCATCGGACAGCCGCGCATAGACCTCGGACTGCGGATGCTTGCCGGTAACGACAGCCGTCAGGTAATCGTGGAGGCCAAGCCCGCCAATTTTGAGTTCGTTACCGGACAGCCGGATATATTCGTCCAGCACTTCCGGATACCGGCCCAAATCGATCTCTGCCGATCGATTGCCAAGCCCGAAGCTGGTCTTTTCCCGGATCGCCCGGATCGGCGCTTCAAGGCGCGCAAGCTCTGCGTCAACTGGATCATCCTTGGCCTTGGCGATGCGAACCGGGTTCATCGCGTCGAGCGTGTCGCCGAAGCCGCTTTCGATGGTGCGACGCTCATTGCCCCAGATGTCGCGCTTGACTTGCAGGCGCTCGGACAGCCCAGCAATGCGGCTCTGCATCAACTCGAACGGATCGCGGGCGAACCGCATCTCAGGATCGACGGCGCGCTCAATGGTTCCTGACAGCGACGAGAACGGCATGAACGACGCCGTTAGGCTGTTAATCATGCTTTCGCTGTAGCGCTCGGGGTCGTTCAGCGTGTCCATCAGATCCACGACGCCTTGCACGTATGACTTTGACAAGAAGGTCTGAGAGATTGAGGCGATCATCGCCGCCGAGATTTCCTGCCATTCGTCGACATCGTCCGGGTTGATCCGCGCATTCTTCAGCGCGTTGGACAAATCCGCCGCGACGCCCAGGACGCCGCCGACAGGATCGAGCCGCGAGAACTGAACCCAACGGTCGCCAAGCTTCACCGCGTATTCTTGTTTCCCCTGCCTGGTCCACAGATCGCGCTCGCCTGGATCGCCCGGGCTCTTGCCAGTAATCAAGCCGCGCTCGGCCGCGTCCATGATAACGCCCATGGCCACGGTGCCAGTCGCCATGCGGGAGATGGCCAGGGCCTGACGAGCGCCGCCCGCTGCCATGTCGTCCCGGAACCGGCTCACGAGGAACGCAAAAGGCGAACGCTCAAGAATGTTGCGCAGAATGTTGGTCGGCGTGCGGATGAACGGCACGAAGAAAGTGAGCGGGTTTAGATCGCCGCCGACGCCGCGCAATTTAATCATTTGGTTGACGAACTTGCCGGGGTCTTCGGTGAACGTCATGCGGTGCGCAAATTCGTCCGCGTCGAGCCGGATGTTCTCGGGCGGGTTCGTCGTCAGTTCGCCAATGCGCTTGGACAACGCTTCGCCGGTCAAACCCTCTTGCATGGCCTGCCGCGCCGCGAGCGCGTGGACCTCCATGCGATAGCCGATGGTTTTAAAGTAGGTATCCGCGCCCGCCAGCAAACGGCCTGGAATGCCGATAGCCTGCCCCGTGAAGTTGACGGCCTGCACCAGGGTTTCGGTAAACGGCCCCTTATTGCGCGGGATGCCGAAGGCTTTGTCCGAAATAGCCGAGAGAACTTCGGAGCCCTCGAACTGCCCAGTTGCGGACACGTCCCGGCCTTCCTTCAGCGCCATCCACGCAAACTTCATCGCGTCCCATTGCGAACGGATCAGGGCGTGGCTCATCGCCGCCGTCTCAATGGCTTCCGGCCCGCCTTCGATGCCAAGCCGTGACGCCACCGCGCGATCGGCCACTTGCAACACCGTGTTCAAGCCGTTCGAGGCGACGTTGACCAAGTGGGTTGCGGGTCCAGACAGAATGCCGTTGATAAAGACCTGTTTCGCCGCCGCCATTGTCGCGGCCATCGGCCCGGCCTTCTGAACCATTTTGTTGACCACGGAGACCGGCAAGCCAGACTCGGCCGCTGCCGTGACCATGGCCGCCAACTGGCGCGCATTCGTGACCATGTTTGGGTCTGCATCGAGCGCACGCTTGACCGCCCGAAGGCTTTCCGCCGTCGAGCCGCGTGGAATGCGCATGGCGTTGAGCGAGCGCGCCGTCTCGGCGACGGAGCCCATGACCTCGGCCTGAATGGCTTGGTGAACCGTGAAGGCCTTGTTGAAGGCGAACACGTCCAGATCGCCGGAGTTCGGGTCGGCAACGGCTTTTGCCAGCGCCGCCAGGTTCTCAGCCGACGCGGTCAGCAAGCGTTGCGCGCCGAGGCTTTCCTCGGCCGTGAACGGCATCCGCGCGCCATTCTTGGCCCTGCGACGGTACAGAAGATCGTCGACCGTCATGCCCATTTGATCGGCTAGGGCCTTCGTGTCTTCCCAGGATTGCACGCCGCGCTTGGCGTCGTTGACGGTCGGCGCGAAGGCGTCCGCCATGCTGGCCAGGGTTTTCTTAACCTGCTCGGGCGTCTCGATGTGCGATAGGTTCAAATAGACATCGTCGGTCCCGGCCTTGCCTGCCTTGATTAAGGACTTCGCCACGATGTCAACGGGCACGCCTAGGCTGTCTGCGGCCTGGCCTAGGGCTTCGATGGGCTGCCCGCCTTCAGGCACGCGCACGACTGCCGGTGCATCATTGCCGACGCGCACAAAGGCCTCTTGCGCCTTGGGCGTCATGAACTCAGGGCCGAAGGCTTGCGCCGGTGCGGTGTTGGTCTGGACGGCCTTGCGGGCGATCTTGAAACCACGCATCAGGCCGTCGAGCGCAGTGCCGACGCCAAGGCCTTCGAGCGCCGCCTTGAGCCGTGTCGCCGTGCCTTTGTCCTCGGGCGAGGCCGCAAGGAAATCGGTCAGCACATTTTGCGGAAGGCCCGCGTTCTGCCAGGCATTCGACAGCGTTTGGCCATTGGGGTCCTGCGTCAGGAAGTCCGCGATGAAGCCAGCGCCGGCTGTTTGCCCGATGACCTTAGCCGCTCCGGCCAGCTTTGCGGCTTCCGCCACCTTCCCAGCCGGGCCGATGATCGGAACGAAGGCGGTCATGAACGAGGCGACGCCGCGAATGAGGTTGCCGGTGACGGTTTCCTCTTTGGCCTTCACCTCGGGGATGAAATCGGCGAAGCCGCCGCGCTGATCCTTGGGCGTGTCGAAGCCTGCGATATTGTCGTTCGCCCACCACAGCACATCGTCGACGAACGACAGCGAGTTCTTGGCCGCATCCGCAACGCCGCGCACGATCGATGCCGGGGCCTCGATGACGCCTTGGCCGATGTCCGCCGCAGTGCTGAGAGCCGCCTCGCCAGCCGATTGCGGTTGCGCCGATTGGTCTTCCAGGATCAACGCTTCCAGATCCGATGCGACGCGGGTTTGATCTTCTGGCGCGAGAGGTTGGACCGGCGCCGTCGCCGCGCTCGCGTCCAATTCTTTCATCAGCGCTTGTTCTTGTTCCGGCGTCAGGGTTTCGGCCATTACCGCATCGCCCCGTTCTCACGCATGATGCGCTGAAAGGCGGGGTCGGCCATGATCTTGGCCTTATCGCCGCCGTGCTTCCGGATCATGTACAGTTGAATCCACCGTGTGACTTGCTGGCGTTCTTCGGGCGTGCGTTGGGCCGGTTGTTTTGCGTAGGCCGCTGGCGCTGGGGGAAGGTCTGCGCGCGGCTTGACTTGCGGAGCCGCTGGGGCTGCCGGTGTCGCTGGCGTAGGCGTTGCAGGCTTGGCCGCAGGCGCGGCGGGAGCCGGTGCCGGAGCCTTGGGCGCGATGCCAAGGTCTTTGGCGTTCAATGGCGCTGGTCGCGTGAAGCCGTCGCCGGTTACTGGCGGGGGGTTGGCAAGAACACCCGGAGCCGGAGCCTTTTTGGGCGGCTGGCCGGTGTAGGTTCCCACCAATTGATCGGCGTACTTTTGCACTTGCTCGACCGTGCGGCCGGGCTCTTGCGCATAGAGGGTGATGGCCCGTACCGCTTCGGCTTGGTTCTGCGCCTGGTTTGGATCGAAATTAAAATCGCTGGTCCGCAGCGAGTTTCGGACATAGTCGATCTGCGCGCGAAACGTGACCGGGACCTTGTCGTCCCCTGCCCCGCTCTTGGCGTCGTTCTCTTTGTAGAGCTTGGCCGCTGTGTCGTTGGACAGCTTACCGTCACGGTGCGCGGCCTGAATGTCCGCCTTCGCGTCCTGGCCTTGGCCGTAGATTTTGTCCGTGATGCTCTTGACCACATCGGGCCGGTCTTGGCCATCGCCGCGCCGGTGAACGTCGAGCAAGGTGCGATAGGCCGATGGGCTTAAGTCTTTCTTGGCTTGCGCCATATCGGCTTCGGTCAAGGCCCCGGTGGTCAGCTTGTCGAAGTATTCCTTCTCGGCTTCTTCCTGACGCCTTTTCAACGCTTTCTCGGCTTCATTCTCCGCCCGGTCGCGCTCGATGCGCCTGCGTTCGCGTGCGGCTTCGATCCGGCGCTTGGCCTGAATTTGCCCATCGGCGTCCAGATCGCGCGCAATCCGTCCGCGCTTCGGGTCCAATGCCGTCTCGGCAATGTCTTCGTCGCCGCGTTGAACGAGGGACTCGACTGCAAGCCCAGCGGCTTCCGCCCGCAACTTGCGCTTAACGTCTAGCGCCTGCTCTGGCGAAAACGCCGAACCCGTCAACCGGTCAACCGTGGCTTCCAAGTTGGACAAAGCCGCACCATAAGCCGCAGGGTCTGCCAGGATCGCCCGTTGCGCATCGGCTCGCACCGTTTCAAACGCCTGAACCTGATACGCCTTCTCTGCGCCCAGCACATACTCGCGCGCCGCGCCTTGAACCGCGCCCGCGCCGCTTTCGATCTCGACCTCGAACCGCTGCCGCGCCTCTTGCGAAATCCCCTCAGGCAATGACGGCAACAGCTTCGCCGCGCGCTCTTGGTAGAGCTTCATCGCGGCTTCGCCGTAACCCTTGCCCGCTGGCCCGGCTGCCGCCTTGGCTTCGTCCAGCGCCGCCGCAATGGCCTCGCGCCGCCCTTGGTCGAACAGGATGCCCGCCGCGTGATCCATGGCGCGTTGTTGCCGGTCCGCGACCTCCTGAACCGCAGACCCAACGCGCGACAGCCCTTGCGCCAACGGGTCGAAGTTCAACGGTTGCGCGGATACGCCGCCGCGAGGAACCCGCGTCGGGACTGCGACCATTTTCACCATTAGTAAACCGGCCCCATGGTGCGCCCGCCGATGCGCGCTTGGCTCTTTGTCGTGCCGCCCAGCGTCATCTTGGGCGCTTGCGCGCCGCCCGTGTCGAACAGGCCTGGACCCTTCAGAACCTCAGCCGCGCTGCCCAGAAGACCGCCAGCCAAGGACACATAGGATTGACGCTTCAGGGCTTGGGCATTGTTGCGCAGTTTCGCGCTGGTCAATTGGCCCTGGTATCGCGTGTCGAGCGCCTCCAATTCCAATCGCTTTGCGTTCTCGCGCAAGGTTGTCAGGGTCGATCCGCTCGCGGTCAGGCCGGAGCCCGAAACATCTTGCGTTGCCTCGGACAGCACGAACTCGTTGCGATACCGGATGCGCGCCTCTTCTTCGGCCGTCTGCCGGTCGTTGATGGTCGCATCGCGCTGCAATCCGCGCGCTTCGGACTGCGCGGACGAATAGTCGCCGACAGCCTTCACCGTCGCGGCGGCTGCGCTCACGATCATGGGAATGGCTGCGGCGGCAACGCACATTAGGCGCTCGTCCTCGTCGTCGTGGTGAAATCCAAAATGGTCAGAGGCAGCGGCAACGTCTGGCGAACCTGAACAGTGATGTCCCGGTCCCAGCCGCTCAAAAGCTTGACGGCGACAACGCCAGTAAGCGCCGGCGTCTCGGCCTGGATCGGTGCCGAACTCTCGCGCCCGTCGATGATGACCCAGTCGCCACGGTTGGTCGCGACCTCGCCCCCAATCGCATCGAGCACGTTCAGCCAGAGCGTCGGCACGCTCTTGACGCCAGGCCGCCCAAGGGTCTGATCCGGAGCAAGGGGCACGCTCTCGATCGCGCTCGTGTAGGTCAGACCAACCACGGCGCTGGTCACGTTCTCGTTCAACGTGATCTGGCCAGAGGCGACCGTGTAGGACCCCAGGTGACGGCCTTCAGTGACGGCGTGAACCGTCTTGCCCTCAAGATGGGACAGGCCCGTCAGGGTCGGCGTGGACGCGCCGGAATAAATGACCGCGGCATCCATCAGCATGAAGCCAGAAAGATCGGAGGCCGAGACCGGGATATGCTCCTTCGCCATGCGCTCGACGCGCCGGGTCGTGGAGCCGTTCGCCGTCCGGTCGATCAACAGCCAAAGCTGATCTTGCGTGCCGTCTGGATGCGGGATAACCGCAACGTCCTTGACCTCCCCGTCGAACACATGCCGCGCCAGGGCGTAGACGTTCTGGTCGTTGCGATAGGTCAGGCTCACCAAAACGCCATCGGAGCGCAATGCCCAGATCGCGCGATAAGGGTCTTGCTGCCAGACGATCCGCTTGAACCCGTTCCCGGCAGGCAGACGCGTGAGCGTGCCGCCTGGAAAGGTCTGCGAGACCGTTAGGAGCGGCGCATCGATGTCCGCCATTAGAGCGAAATGATGCCGCTGGCGTTCCAGCCGAGCGTGATATCCCCCCCGCTTGGCGTGAACGGCAGGCCAACAAAGCCGCTGTCCAGATAGGCGATCAATGGCGACGTGGATTCGACGCCCGTGTCCTTGTAGAGGATCAAGGCTTCGAATGGATCGCCGGTGACGGAGGTGAAGGTCACGTCCGCCGCGTCGAACACGCCGCCCGAAATCGTCTTAGACGCCAGCGTTGCGGTTGCGATCCGGGAACCCGCCGCCACATCGTTCAGGAAATCATGCGCCGAATTGTAGGTGTAATCCGCCGTGTCGATTGCCACCACCTTGATCGTGTCGTTCAACAGGTCGATGTCGCCGCCCAGAAGCAATGTCTTGCAGCTTGGATACATCGCGTTCGCCACGGTCCACCCCTATTGCGTCAGGCCGATTTCGTTGTTCAGGATCGTCAGGTCGCGGGTCTGGAACCCGTTGATCTGGAAGTCGTAGCCCATCTCTAAAAGACGGCGCCGGTCGCGCGAGACGAAGACAACCTTTGGCCCGATGACCAAAGGCGAAACGGGCGCACAGCCTTCGTTGACCGCGAGGCGGGCGCGCGCTGTCGTCGCGTCGATAGGGTCGTCATAGGTATCGCCGGACATGACGAACACGCCGCGATCTGTGCCCAGCAACAGGGCGTTCACCGTGGCCATCCAGCTCACCGGCGTCGCCTCAAGATTGGCCAGCGTATAGACGAAGGCGTCAGAGGCCCGCGCGCCAGGCTCGAACTTCTCGTAATTCCGCAGCGCCTTCGAGCCGTAAACGGTCGTCGGCTGGTTGTCGGTGCTGGCTGCGATCAAGCGTTGATCCGCGAGCAGGCCCACGCCCGGATAGAGATTAGCCGCAGACCATGCGCCGATCGACCATTTATAGGCGGCGGCCGCGTTCAGGCTTGCCGGAAACTCCCGGACAATGACGCCGGAAACTTGCGTCGGAGACGTATAGGACGTGATGCGAGCCACGCCGAAGCCTGAGTGTAGGTATCGCCACTTGACCCCACGAATGCCGTCATAGACGGAGCCCTCAAGATGCACGGGCGGGCTTGTGCGCGTCTCAGTGCCGGACTCGGCATAGTAAAAGTTCTCGCCATAAACCGTGGTCTGAACGCCGCTGAGCGTTGTCCCTGGCGACCAATAGTCGACGCCATCGGCCGAGGTCAGCCGGATGCGGATCAGCGAGCCGACATGGCCCGGCTCGAACGTCGCCTCGGATGCGGTGAACGACACAACGTCGCCCACCTCGTAATCGCTGGCCGAGGAAAACGCTGTCGTGATCGTGTGCGTCTTATCAGTGTTCTCATCCAAGAACGGCCCATCGTCCGGGTCGATCTCTTCCAGCGTCCAAGACGAATGCGAAAACCGCGAGAGCTTGTGGATTTTCTGACCGCGAGACCGCGTCAGCAAGTACATCACGTCGCTGTCTTGCGTCCAGTTCAGCCCGTCCAGATCGTCCGCCGTGAATGGCGTCGAAACCTCAAGCGGGCTGCCGCTCACCTGGATCTGCGCTTCGTCGTAGTAGAACCGGAACACGCCCGGCGACGCCTCGATGACATAGGACTGCGCCGCGCTCGACACGAACGGGATAAGACGCTCGGCCGTCGAAACCGCGTTGGCCGTGTGATAGGTGCCTGGCCTTCGCGTCAGACCGCCCTCGACGATCGGGAGCATGTTGTCGCAAGAGCCCAGCATGAGCCGGAACCCTTCGAAGTCGGTGCGGCCTTGCAGTCTCCGGCCAACGACGCCACGGCTAAAGGCTGGCGCGCGGTCAATACTCAGAGGCATCGCGCGCCGTGATCCAAGAGCCTTGCGGGAAGCCGGGGACGCCGCCGCTTTCCTGGGAGTCCAATTCGTATGCGCGCTCGATGGAGCGCTTGGCCTGGTCTTCGATCAGCCGGGCGATCTGCACGTCCTTGGTCAACGGCAGGGCCATCATCGCCGCGAGCTGCGCCGCATAGGCCGCAAAACCGTGCGAGGACCATTGCGCGAAGGCGGTCACATCCGCGATGTAGACCACGTTGATCGGCGAAGTCAGATCGATCAACAGCACTTGCTGCGTGCCGTCGTTCTCGATGGTCCAGGGGTAATCCTGGCCAGCGCCCACCACCTCCCGGATGCGCAAGCACCCGGAAGGCAGAGGGTACTGATAGCTATATCCGAACGCCGGAGCCGTCGCGGACGCAGCGAGAGACGCACGCCGGGTCGCGAAGTTCCAATCGTATCCAGCTAAAACCGTTTCGCGCGCAATCCCGAGGAAATCGCGCGCGTATTGCGCCTCTGCCGTCGCGTCCGTTTCGACATCGGAGAGGCGTCGCGTCTCGCCAATAAAACGCAAGGCGAGGTTCGCGACGCCCGTCTCTGTCCGGTCAACGGCTGAGGCCATGGGCTTAGGCCCCGATGGTCACAAGGAAGCCGTCGATGGTCGCACCGGCAGGAATGGTTCCGCCCTCGACCTTCGCTTCGATGGTGACCGCCGTGGCGCTGTCGATCAAGATCGTACCGCCAGAGCCAGCCGCGTAGTTCTCGTCGGCAGGAACGAACCCGCCAGCCGAAGACACGTCCGCCGCGCTGTGGATCGCATCTTCGTCCGCCGCGACCGTCGTGCCGTCCGCCTTGGTGTAGCCGGTGTGGCCGATGTCGAGCGTGCGAGACGCGCCGAACGCGGATGTGCGGACATAGGACGCCTGACCGATGATGCGGAACTTGCCCGGAGGCAGTTGCCGCAAGTCCATCGTGGAGTTGGCATCGCCAGCCGCCGCGCCTTGCGTAAACGAAAAGAACCAGTACTTCGGAACGCCTTGGTCGTAGTGCTGGTTGATCCCGTTGGTCGTCGGCGCGTTGTCCTTTTTGTATTGAGTGGACGACTCAGTGGTGACGGCCATTGATCATTACTCCGTGCAGTTGATCTGGATGACTTTGCCCTCTTCCATGCGCGTCGCGCCGATGCGCATCCGGGCATAGACTTGGGTGTTGTAGTTCTTGGTGGGCATTTCGGTGACGCGCGTTTCCGGCGACTTCCAGACCCCCAGCATCATGCCGCTCGGAACCCACAGCGGGCAGGCGCGCACGCCAGCCGACGCGGTCGAGAGGCCCTGATATTTCACGATGCGAACGCCCGCGACTTCCATCACGTCGCCGTTCTGAACCATGGCGAGGCGCGAGAAGTCGTTGTTGATGACATCGTTGTCGGTCATCAACTCTTCCCATTGGTCATCTGTGACCGCCAGGATCGGCTTTTCGGCATCCAGATCGACCTCGTTCGCGATCAGAATTTTCTTCGCCGCGATGATCTTGTCGTAGGACAAGCCAACGCCGCCCGCCGCGACGATGTTGCCAGCGGGGAAGGACACGGTCGAACCGGCCTCTTCACCGGTCAGCGCCGCCGCGAAGAACGCATCGCGGATCACCGCGTCGGTCTTGCGGTTGATGGACGCGACCACGTTCTGAACATAGGACGAAGTCGGATCACCCAGCATTTGCAGGCGGTCTTCATCGTCGATCAGGTCGGACCAGACCCACATTTGGCCGACAATGTGACGGCGGTCATGCTCGGTCGGGATGAGCGGCGTATCCGAGTGACGGCCCGTGTAGGCGGTCATTTCGGTCGGACGGATGCGGTCGAAGGTGCCGCGCTTGCCCTTGAACGTCTCTTGCGTGACGTGGGGCTGAAACTTGGAAACCTTCTGTTGCAGAAGCAGATCGATGGTCGAGCGAAACTGCACTGAACGTGCGGTTTCAATGGTAGACGAACTCATGGCGGGAAACTCCCATTGCTTGAAAAACGACAAGCGACGGGGTTGCCCTCTCGGACCCGCATCTCACCGGTTGAGGCCCGGCTCCATCCCTGGTCTTTCCCAGCGTCTTGGAGCCCGCGAGAACCGCGGGTTGTTCCGTATGCAAATGTCGTGATTGCGCGGGCCGGTGTCCGGTTGTCCGCGACTTGGTGGTTAGGCCGCGATGCCGTGGGCTTTATCCCACTGGCGCTTGGCCGCTTCGTGTCCAGGGTCGCGCTTGTTCTGCAACGCCTTGACGAAATTCGGATCGGACTTGAGACGCTCGATCTCGGCCGCCGCATTAGCCGGCGCACCGCTGCCGCCCTGCGGATTGGCAAGGCGATCCTCGGCAATCATTGCGCCCAGCTTCGAGAACATGCGCAAGACTTCCGGAGCGCCCTTGATGCTCTCGAAGGCGTCGACGCCCTGTTGCTCGGCAGGCGAAAGCGTCGCCATGACCCGGCGCGCAAGTGCGATGTTGTCGTCGTACTTCGCGCCCCACTCCGCCTTTAGATCGGCTTCAAGCTTTGCCTTGGTCGCCGCCTTCTGGCCATCGAGCCCGGTGTAGCGGGTGACTTGCAGGGCATGGAATCCGTCGAGCATTTTCTGCAATTGCCACGGCGTCAGCTTGGCTTCGACCGCCAGCGCCTTCGCGGCGGTCTCAAGCTCCGCGTCGTACACCATGCCCTCTGGCAAGCTCTCGGGGCGCTTCAGTTCATAGGCTTCGGGCTTGTCTGGCACGCCCAGCTTAGCCCACCCTTCCCATTGCGGCAGGGCTGCGGGATCGGACGGCGGAACGCTCAAGCGCTTGTCGGCCGGGATCAGCTTCTCCAACCCCTGATACGACTTCAGCGCATCGCCGGGTCCGGTCCAGCCCTTCTTCGTAACCATCTCCCGCAGCTCGGGAGCAATCTCGCCCCACGCATCGGCAGGCTTCGCCGCCTCAGAAGAATTCCCCGTCGTCGCCGGTGTCGTCGTCGTTGCCGCTGTCGCCGCCGCTTCGCTCATGTGACCTCAAAAGAAATGCCATATCGTCGGGACCAAGGTCCGCGAGGCTCAGGACTTCGAGCACGAGAGAGCGCCGCCCCTCGTTGAAGGCGGTCGTATATGGATCGTTCGCCACAAAGCTCGACTGCGTCAGGTTGCCGACGAGCGCCAGATATTCCAGCGCCACCCGGCCTTGATCGTGTTCGCTCAGAAACCGGAACGCCTTCGCGACCTTCGCCGCAGCTTTGCCGGTTCGCGTGACGAGCGCCGCTGCGGCTGCCCGTGGCGCGCGTTTGGGTTTAGGCGGCAGGCCGCTGCTCCGTTATGATCTGGCCAGCCTGCGCCACTGACTTCATCGCATCCGCGCCAGGCTTCATCATCGACGCCATCTGCGCGGCTTGTGCTGCCTGCGCCCGTTGCTCGCGGAGTTGCTCGACCTCTTCCGGCGATCGCGTGGCCTTGGCCGGAACGCCGAAGCCATTGGCCAGCGTGCGCGCCAGTTCGTCGCCTTTGAACACATCGAGCGCGGTCGGGTCGACGCTCGCATAGGGCAAGATGGTCGCCATGACGCGTGTGACCGCCGATGCGTCTGCCGTCTTCTGCGCCCGCGCCAAAGGCGAGGTGAACTTGACCTTCAGCCCGCTCTCGGCAAGCGCCTCGGGAGGCGGCGGGATTTTATTCGCGCGCCACAACAGATTGAACCGGCGCGACATGACCTTGGACAGGAACGTCTCAAGCTCGCCAAGAACCGGCGCCAGCAAACGCATCTTCTCTTCTTGGATTTCGAGCGTCTGCGTCGCGGTGACGTTAGGCTGCTGAACCAGTTGCAGCAGGTTGAAGAACATAGCGCTCTGGATTGCGTCGCGGCGCTGGTTCAGCATTTCGAGCGTAATCTCAAGCCGCGCGCCGGACTGGAACGGCATCGCCAGAGGCTTGCCATCGTCGGTCATCGCGCCATACGTCACGCCATCCGGATACATTTGGAACGGCCGGAATTTGTCCTCACGGTGCGCCAAGATTGGCGGCTGCGCCTGACGCTGAGCGGAGATGATCGTCGTGCGGTTCATCTCCTGAAGCATCATAATATCGGCGAGCATCAGATCCAGTTGCGACCGGCCATAGACCTCACCGGCGGCGACTTCCCAGCGCGCGGCGTAGCCCGGCTGTTCGTCATAACCGCCGCGCTTCAGAATGTGCCCGGTACGCCGCAGGACGTGGACAGAGGCAAAGGGCTTGCGCTCTGGGATGAAGGCAGGCCCGCCTTGATAATCCGGGTTCGGCGCGACCCATTGCACGAGGTCGTGACGCGCCGTGCTGCCCACCTTGGCCTCAGCCTTGATATCGGCAGGCGTATTCTCTTCGCCGTATTTCTGCACGATCTGCCGCGCGGTCCATCGTGTCAGACGCGCCATCGTGTCGACTTCGCCCAGGTCGTTCTCGGCCCAATAGCATTCGTGGAACGGGATGCAGGTGTCGATTAGCCGTCCTCGCGCATCATCTTCGACCCAGAACGCGCCGTTCCCGAACCCGCCCCAATCGGCGTAGAACGATTTGATCTGCGAGTAGAACCGCGACTGAGACGGAGCCATGCTGTCGAGCAACAGCGTCGTCAGGCCTTCCAGATATTCCCGATGCGGCTGGTATTCGTCGAGTTCGTTGTCTTGCGCATGAACCCCGATCCATTCGTTCGCCGGGTTCGTGAACATGCCATAGACGCCAGCGGTCAGGTTTTGCAACGCGCGGGCTGGCGTCGAGTCGTAAATCTTTCTGTCGCGCCGCTCGCCTGCCGTGCGCTGCGTATCGAAGTCGGCGCGAATAGGCCGAACATATTCCGCGATCTTCTGGAACGAGGAATCGAACGGTGAGCGCGCGACCTTGAGCTGGTCGAAGCGCTGAAGGATGTCGTCGCCCTTCACGAACCGCCCAACATTTGCCGCAGGAGCGACGCGGGCTTGGCGTCATTGGCGGAGCCGGTGCGGTCTGTGAGCATGGTGCGGACAGAGCCGCTGCGCAGCCGGTCAAGCTGAGCCATGGCCGCGCCCTGTTCGGCCTTCTGCAGGTTCGCAGGCTCGGGCGTTTTTACGCGCGGCGTCGACAGGCACATCAGACCATTCCTTTCATTAAAATAAATTCCCCATCCTGTTCGCGCTCTTCGCCGCCGAACCACTTGATCCATCGCCGGGCCTCAGCGTGCTTGGCGAAGACGAGCGCCTGCGCGTGCGTAAAACCGACTTCGCGCATCGCCGCGCGAAACTCGACTTCGGCCCATCGTGTCAGTCGGCGCACGGCGGCTGGCCAATCGTCGGTGCCGTAGCAGCCGATGCTCGCCGTGGACGAATCCAGCAGACATGGCGCGAAGCCGATGAACGCTGCGGGCCTGCCGTCAACTCTCGCGATCCAGGCTTGTGCGCGGGCCGGTGGTTGAGCCCAAAAGCTAAGCTCGCTTGCGGCCAACTCATCCGGCGTCATCACATGCGACCAGGCCTGCCATTCGTCCCGGTCGATAGGCCTCAGATTGGCGACGATCTCGGCGTGAGCCGCTGCGTCGTAGGGCTCAATAGTCGTCGTCGATGCCATAGCGCGCGGTCTGTCGTTGCACGTCTTGCGTCCATTCGTCCCGGTCGATGGGATCTGACACGGCCACGACGCCAAGGCGACGCATCAACGCGTCTTTCGCCTGCGAGACAGGCGGGCGGATCATGTCGCCAAAGAGTTCTGTAAAGGCCCAGACGACAGCGTCGACGCGGTCTGGGCTATAGCCATCCTCGCGGGCCGATCCACGCTCGGACGAAAACCCACACATCTGGTCTTCGAGCTGCGCGAACGTGCCGACATGCGAGATGCGGCCTTGCTCGTACAGCGCAGAAATTGGCTCGGCGCGGATGAACTTGCCGCGCGATGCGTGGACGTTTTTGATCGGGACCACCGCATCGATCGCGCGGATCGTGGCGATGGCCATATCCCCGCCTTGGTTGGTCTCAACAACAATGGCGTCGGCGCTGTATTGGCGATAGGCCGCAACGGCCCGGCGTGCCCAGACTTCCGGCGCGCCTTTGATCGATTGATCGTCGACGACATAGCCGCGATTCCCTGCGTCGACGCCGCAAACCACAATGCCGGTTTCGTCGCTGTCGCTGGTCGCGGTCACTGCCGGATCGATGGCGACGACGATGCGCCGAAGCGCGGGCATCTCTGCCCTCGTGCGCCGGTATTCGTCGATATTGCGCCGCGTCCATAACGCGCCGGGAACGTCTTCAAGGACCTCGGCGTCGAGTTCCTGGCGCCCTAGCCTGGTTCCCGCATATCGCTCGACGACAGCCTTGCGGAATGTCGGCGCGAGGTTGGCGAGGTTGTCTTTGGTTTTGTGCCGCGTGACCTTGACCGCAGGGTCGCGGATCATGGCCTTAATCAATTCGGTTGGGCGCGGCGTCGTCGTGGCGAGCCAGCGGGGGCGAGAGCCCAATCGCAGGCCCATCATCAAGTTATCGTAGACCTCGCGGCCGTAACGAAACTTGGCCAACTCGTCCATCCACGCGAAGTGGTGTTGCGGGCCCCGAAGCTGATCCGGCTCGCGTGCGTCGTACAGCGTGGCGATCGATCCGTTGGGCCAGGTTAGACGGCGCTTGGACGGCTCATAGAGAGGCCGGGACCACGGCGGCGAAACGGCGATGACGCCGCTGTCGCCCTCGACCATGACGTCCCGCCCGTCTGCGGACGTTTCCGCCACGAGCGCGATGCGAACCGGCTCCGGGCTTGCCTCGACAAGGCCGCGAACCCATTCCGATCCAGTGCGGGTCTTGCCCCATCCCCGCCCCGCAAGGGGAAGCCAGCCAATCCAATCGCCAGGCGGCTCTAGCTGCTCCGGACGTGCCCAGAGCGGCCAGTCGTAGAGAAGTTGCTCGGCCTCAGCTTCCGATAGGCCCTTGATCGCTTCCAGCCTCTGCGCTGGGCTCGACAAGAGCAGCGAGTTTCTCAGCGAGTTTTTGGCGAGCAACCGTCACGTCCTCGAATTTGATGGGATCGTCGCCACCTTCGATGATTTGCGATGGCTTGCCGTCCAGCCGGTCGCCCAACTCTTTAATGGCAACCAAATCGCCATCAGCGGCGCTTTGCAAAAGCCGATCTGCGATTTTGTCGAGCCACGGCTTTCCGTCAGCGGCTTGGCGCTTGATGGCCCGGTTGATCGCGTCTTTCCATGGGCGCTCTTTTGGCCGCCCCCCAGGGTTGCCAGACTGGCCCGGTTTGTAGGCCACTGTTTTCAATCCCTAACTTGTTGACGCTGCGTCATTTTGTGAAAGTAAAAGCAAAACGGCCCGCAGGCCTGTTAAGACCTCGGGCGCAACTGTTCATGATTTCAGATTTGGCCGCACATTTGCGCACTTTCCGCCCGTCGTCAAGCGCATTTCTTGAGCCCAGGCGCAAGATGTTGTGACAACCACAAGATGCCGTCGTCGCGCCATTCCCGAACCGTGTTGCGGTGCGGCGGCTTCCGGCGGGTGATGAGCCCATTGCGCCAGAGCGCCGGGACCATGCGGGTCGATGCCATTTGGGGAGCCCAGCCCATGGCATAACATGTCCAGACGGCGATCCGCCAGCGCGGGTTATGCTGGCCAAGGGCAACTAACCAAGTCAGCGTTTCGGCGTATCGGTCGTGGGCTTGGCGATCCGGAACCATGGCGCGGGTCCAAGATTGGTCCCAATCGGTCAGATACGTGCCGTCAGCGGTCTTGACCGGGTTGCCTGATATGTCGGTGCGGACCAGAGCCCAAAGGCCCTCCCTGGCCTCCTGTGCGGTTTTTTCGACCGGCGGGTGCGAGGCCTTGAGTTGGGCAGGCCGTGGAGGCGCGGATAGCGCCCGCTCGACCTCTCCGGCTTCGCGCAATCGGGCAATGATTTGGTCTGGGGTCATGTTGGGCCGCTCCATTGTCGGGATGGGCGGCCAATCGGTGGTCAGGTGCGCGGGGAGAGAATCTGCTGGCCAAGGATGGCTGTCAACCTGGCAAGGCCCAAAAACGAGTAGTTCCCACACACAAGAGAGAGTTTACACACTCTAGGTTTAGTCACAACCTAAGCGCGCAACTCTTAATAGGTTTTCAAAAAAGACAGGAATTATGGGAACTACTCATATAAGTATATGATATATATATATAATTCTCCCTGAGTAGTTCCCATTTGCCGTGGGAATCACTGGGAACTACTCAAATCGAGCAACGATCAATAGGTCCGATTCGGCCATATCCGTGGGAACTACTCGGGAATTACTGGGAACTACTCGGGGAACTACTCAAGCATAAAAAAGCCGCCTAAGGCTTCCCTTAGACGGCTCCAAGCTCAGATTATGGTGCGCCCTACCCCCGCCAGCGGTACCACGTGGACTTCTGCCGGGACCCCTCTTGGGCTTCCACGTACATTTCCACATCACCCGCATCGACCAGTAGTTCGAGGATCGATTTGACGGCGCGGGAGTCCAGCTTGTGGTCCAGCTTTTTTAAGAGCGCGGACCGCCTAATCCGCCGGGCCTCCCGGATGTAGCCTGCCACCAGCTTGGCGTCGGCTTGGTGCTGGGTCTCGGCCAGGTGATCGTCGATGCCGCGTGCAAATTCGGACGCCGACCATTCGAGCAGGTTGATCGCCCAATCGAGGGCGGCGAGGCCGACTTGGACGCCGTGAAGCGGCTGGCCGATGTGATGACCGATCGTCACGATCAAGGCGAGGCGCTTGGCCATGTCCGCAAGCCTGGACCGCATCATGGTCTTGGGCCCATCGCCGTTCAGATCGGCGTAGGCTTCCAACTCCGCGTTATAGGCCTTGAGCCTTGCCTTGGCCTCAGGGCTTAAGGGTAGGTTCAAAACAGGGCCGGGAGTCGCGGCGCTGGCAAGGTATGTCGTCGCGCCCAGGTTGCCGCCCGATGGGGTCCAGCGGATCAGCCATTGCGCGGCATTGGCCAGATGGGCCGGAACCGTGTCGCGGTATGGCCGGTCCCCCTCGTTGATCTTGGGCCGCTCGAAGCGCGGCAAGACGATGAAGCGGTTGAGAAACCCACCGGCAATCAACGCCGACTTCAATTGCGTGTAGAAGCTGCTTGGAGTCGTTGCGCCAAAGATCGAGACGCATGGATGCTTAATGCTGATATTGCCGCGCGAGAGCGTCCCCTCTGGCGAGAACTGGCCGAACGACTTGCCCCATAGAGTGCAATAGGATTGGAGCAGCGCCCGCTCTTGATTCGTCGAATTCTTGCCCTGAACCTTGCCCAGAAGGCTGTCGATTTCGTCGATGATCTGGACGTGGACGGGATCGGTCGCCAGCGTGACGCCGAGCTTCGCGGCGGAGGCTTGGGCCGGGAAATGCAAGTTCTTGTCCCCGGCGCTGTCTAGAAGCATTTTCAGCAATTCTTGCGGGTCGTCCTTGCCGAAGGCTGTGCCCGCGACGATCATCTGATAAAGGTTCGTTCCAGACCCCTCGCACGCGATCTTGCGGCCCATCAGCGTCCCCACGGCGGTCAAGGCTGCTGCGGTTGCGAACAGACGGCAGGGCCGGAACGAGTTCTCGACGATCCAATCGGCGATGCTCTCGACCAGCCCGCCGGGCCTCAAGGCCGCGTCGGACAGGTCCCGCTCGACAATCTCTCCGGTGTATGGGTCGTGGTCCGGGTTAACGCAAATCTCGCGGGCGCGCGTCAGGTTCGCCGCTGACTGGACGCCGATAGGGTCCGGCCCAGGCCGCTCCGGCGGCGTGCGCGGCTGCTTGGCCCCGGCGGAGAGGCCGGATCGTAGCGTGGCCGCTATCTCTTTGGCCGGGAGCCCAGCGCTTTCTGCGGCGCTGGCTAGAACGCCCGTGACCTCTGACGTTCGTAGCGCCCCACCGGCCACGAGTTGGCCTAAACTAAACGCCGCCTTGTTCAGCGTCTCGTTACGCGCCCCCTCTGGCGCGGCCGCTACCGCATCAGCCTCAGCCTTAAGCGCCGCTTGGGCGTACCCGGCGTTCTCAGCGCCGCCGCCCCAGATGCGGGGCGCAGGCGGTGGGCTGGACGGCTTCGGGCGCAGGATGGCGGCCAGGAACGCAGGGCACTCAGGAGCCGCCTCAATGCGCGGCCCGGTCATCTCGTAACAGCCATTGTCCAAGCGAGCGCCTGGACCGATCACATAGCCGCCGGAGCCACGGATATCGATCCCGCATTCGCCCTTGGGCGGTAGCGACCCGCGCGCGTTCGTGACCTTGAAGTCGGATGGACGCCGGAAATAGACATGCCAGCCGCCGGATGGCGTGCGGATAATGGGAACCGTGGCAAGGTCAAATTGGTTTTCGGTGCAGAGGGTTGCGAACCACTTCGGTCCATCCGCATCCTTCGTGTCGCAGTCCACGACGAAGTAAGGAGTCTGTTCGAGGTTGACGCCGGGCGCGGAGTCAGGAAACCGGTCCCACATGGTCCGGATCGCCCGCGCCTCTGTGGTCGCTGCCGATCGCCAGAACACGCGCGGCTGGGGCTTTTTCCGGTCATCGCCGCTGGATTGGCAGGCGAAGACGGGAAGCCCTTGAGCGGCCAGGTCCAATGCGGCGGCAAGGTTGTTCATCAGAATGGAACCGTCTCGCTGTCGATCAGTTCCTTGAGGGCGATGCGGTATCCAGCCACGACGCGGCGGCAGAAGGTTTCAAATTCGGCCTCTGAAAGCGTGGCCAGATCGGTCTTGCCGATTTCGTCCAGATATTTTCCGCCTTGGGCCCCGCCTGTTTTGGTGGCCATGGCTTCGAGTTTTGAGAAACGGTCTTGCCGCATTGTCTTCACCACCTGAAAAGCAATCCGGACGCAGTCCGGGTCGTCGCACATATGGAGCCAATTGCCGTGTGGTTCGGCCCAATCTGAGGCATGGGCTGCTCCGGCCCATTGGCGGCGGCAGATCGCGCAGAGCCCGCGTGTGTAGAGGTCAGGACCGTCCATTCGCCTTGGCCTCTTTCAATTTCAGATAGGGCGCAGGCTTGGCGTTCCGGATGTACTTATCGACAGCCCCCTTGGAGCGCTTGAGATGCGCGGCGATCGCCACAATCTTCCAGCCTTCTGCGCGCAGCTTGACGGCGGTTTCGGCGATTGGGTTTTTGGTCATGCCGCCACCCCTGCCAGATGCTTCCGGCCCACCACGTCGAAGAACTTGCCGTTCGGCCTGACTTGTATGTGTGTCGGCTGGCGCAACTCAGACCAACGCGCGAGCGTGTCGGTGACGGAGCGAGGCACCGGAGAGCGCCCAGCCATGGACAGCCAGAAGCCTTCGAACTTTTGGCCAGCGTATCCGCCATGCTCAGGGCAGACCCACTCGCTGATCGATTGGAGCCCGGCGTGATAGGTGACGCGAACGGAGTCCGGCGCGCCTTCCTTTTTCCAGCGCTTCGCTTCCCAATTGACGACGCTGAGAGCCGTTGGCCCCTTGGGCAGATCGCGCGAGAGAACGGCGACGGTTTCGGCTTTGCGCTCGTGTTTGGGTTCGTCAGAGACAAAGACCCAGTCGCAATGCTTGCACACCCGCGCTTGGATGGGCGCGAGATAAAAGCATTGCGGACACTCCTTGGCGCGAATGTCTTCAACCTTGACCTTTTCCGGGTCGTCAGGGCCTCCCGCCTTGCCTTCCACCATGACTGTATCGATCGGCCCGTGACGGCGGATGTTCCCAGCAAAATCGAGGATCAGGCAGTTCTCTTTGCCGGAGGCGAGCCGGGTCCCGCGCCCGATCATCTGGACGAGAAGACCGGGCGAAAGCGTGGGGCGGAGCAGTGCAATCATGTCCACGTTCGGCGCGTCGAAACCAGTGGTCAGCACTGACATATTGGTCAGCGCCCGGATTTCCCCGCGCTTGTATGCGCTGATGATCCGGTCCCGCTCGCCGAGCGGCGTTTCGCCCGTGACCGTTTCGGCGGTGATGCCGCGCGAGCGCAGAGCGTCCCGGACGTGGTGCGCGTGCGAGACGCCGGAGCAGAAGATCAGCCAGGACCGGCGCATCTCGCCAAGCGTTTCGATTTCATCGCAGGCCGCTTGCGTGATGCTGTCCTTATCGGCTGCCGCTTCGAGGGCCCCGGCGATGAATTCGCCCCCGCGCTTGGCTACGCCGGAAACGTCGATTTCGGTCTTGGAGCCGCGCGAGACGATGGGCGAGAGCCAGCCGTCATCGATGCCGCGTGCGATGCCGTATGCGTAGACGGTCTTGTCGAATAGCCCGTTCTTGTCCAGCCGCCCGCTGTCCATGCGGTATGGCGTGGCGGTAAAACCGCAGACGCGCAGGTCAGGGGTGACGGAGCGCAGATCGGCGAGGAGCTTGCGATACATCCCCTCCCCTTCGTGCGGGAGCAAGTGGCACTCATCGATCAAGACCAGATCGCGCGGCCCGAGTATTCCCGCCTTGCGATAGACGGATTGGATAGAGGCGAAGGTAATGGGGTGATGGGCATCGCGGCGGCCAAGCCCGGCTGAATAGATGCCCATGGGCGCACGCGGCCACAGGCGCATCAATTGCTTGGCGTTTTGCTCGACCAGTTCGCGCGTGTGAACCAGCATGAGGACGCGCATGGTAGGATAGGCTTCCACCAAATCCTGCACCAGCTTTGCAATGACGACCGACTTGCCGAGGCCGGTGGCCATTTCCACGAGTGGATCGCCGCCGCCTTGGTTCCAATAGGACAGGACGGATGAGATTGCCTCGGATTGATAGGGGCGCAGATCAATCATGGTCGTCGAGCCCCAATAGCGAGAGAACCTTGGGCTCGATTTCAGCAAGCGGGCCAGCGAACAAGCCGCCCGAATTTGCGTTAACATTCCGGATGCCGGAAATGATCGTGCTATGGTCGCGGTTGAATGTCTGGCCGATTTGAAAGTATGAACTGCCCGTCAGCTTCTGGCACAGATAATAGCCGATGTGACGCGGGACGATCAGTTCTTGCCGTTTAATGCGCCCAGTGAGCCACTTTTCAGGCAGTCCGGTCGCGCGGCTCAAAGCGATCAGCACCTCGCGGCGCGTCACACGCGGCTTAGGTTTCGGCACGATGCCGCATTCAATAACGATGCTCACGCCGCCCTCCCACCATCGATCCATTCGGACCCATCGGCCATGCGATAGGTGACGGTTTCCGCCGTTTCGTCCGCATCGATTTGTTCGCCGGGCACAAGGCCTGGAAGGAACAGATGCTTGACGCACCCGGCGCGTTGTTCGTCAGGCGTCAGGCTCTTGTCCCAGCGGCGGCAATGCCACCCGCCTTCCGGCCTCGCAGTCGAGTGCATACAGGTCCGGCAGTTTTGGCGCGGCATTGCGCGCTCATGGCAGACGCTCCGAGCCGGGCAAAACTTGCACTGAAACGCGGCCTTGCTTTCCGGGTCGTCGTGCAGCTTCGGCGGCGGGTCGTCCGCGTTCACGATCCGCTCAGCGCGAGCCACGATGGATATGGCGTGGGTCGCGTCGAAGTGGAGCCGCTCGGCGTAAAGTTCGTCGTCATTTTTGTTCTTGGCCACGTACAGCGCCCGCGTCAGGCCAAGGCCATGCATGAGCGCTTGCATCTGGACGGCATGGGCAGGCTTCGCCTTCGCCACGCCGTTCTTTTTCAGGTCCTTAAATGACTTGTCGTTATGAGTCTTGATTTCGAGCAGATGCTCGACGACCGGCGCCGTTGGCACGTTCGTCGCTTTGCCATCGGCATAGCCTTTGATGTGGCCGCCATAGAGCAAAACGGCCCATTGCCTGCCCGTGGCCGGATCGATCGGCGACACCTTGATGCCAGCCGCTTGCAGGTCCGCGACTATGGCGCGTTCGGCAATGTTGCCGGTTTCGAACAACCGGCGCATTCGGCCGGAGAAAGCTTCAGGCGGATTGGCCCAGCGGAACCCGTACCACAGTTGGCGGTCGCAGTCGTTGCCAAGCTGGCCAAAGGATAGCGTGTTGTTTTCGTATGTTGGGCGCGCGGCCCATGCGGCGTCTATGGCGTCCACGATGGGGCTCATAAGCCCGGACAGGTTGCCAGACGTAGTTTCATCGGTCATCGTCACGATCTCCGTGCGATTAGGTTCAGTCCTGATTGTGGAGACGCCGGGCGGGCGGCGCTGTGGTAGGTTTCACCCGCCCGGCGGGTTCATCAGCCCCAGGGCTTTTTCGCGCCGCTGGCCGCCGCTTGCGCAGGCCGGGCCTGTTGCACAGGAGCCGGGTTCGACGTGGCCAGACGGGGCGGCTGAGGCTGTGGCGCGGCATTCGCAGGCTCGACCTTGGCCACTTCGTTCTTGAGGTTGCCGTTCTGATCCTTCTCGACTTTGAGACGGATAATGACAGGCTTGAAGTGCATGTCTTCGCTGTCTTCGATGGGGCCGGAGCCCATAGCGCGAAGAATGGCGGAGAGTTCGCCCTGCCCGATTTCTTGGGCTTTGACGGATTGGTTCTTGATATTGATGCCCTGCCATACGCGGCGCTTTTCGTGCGGACCGTCGATGATTTCCCAGGTCAGGTTCAGGCGTTCGCCCGTCCCGGCTTTGGTGTCCTTCACTTCGGACTCAATGATATGGGCGAGATAGGACCCGGCTGGAAGCGCTTCGAAGCCTTGCGAGGGTTCGACGGCTGCGGGGTCAAAAGTCATTCCTAGACTAGCCATGTGTTGGGTTCCTTATGCTGCGACTTCGGCGGCGACTGGAGCGCTGGCCGGGATCATGTATTGGGAGAGAATCGTGAAGCCTTGGCCTTTCGTGTACCGGACCTTGTCGGGGATGCCAAAGCGGTTCTTGGCCACGAAGGCGGGCTTACCGCGTGCGTGTATCCAGACCGTCCCGCCGCCATCGGCGCGGGCGCGTTCCCGGTTGAAGCCTTGGTCTTCGGTCTTGATGCTCACATCGTTTTTGAGAAGCAGGATTGCGTCCATGTCCCGTTCGATCATGCCGACAAGCTTGTCGTGCAGGTCGATCTCGTAGCGGTCATATGACACGCTTTCCGGGTCGTCGAAGCGTTCGACCTTGGAGTGAGCGATGAGGATAACCGCCATGCCCTTGTCGCGGCGAAGCGCGGTGATGCCGTCGATGAATTCTTGCATGACCCGTTGGGCGTAGACGTAGCCTTTGCCATACCCAAAATCTTCGATGCTCTTTTTCGCGTTGCCCTTGTCGTCGCCACGGGCGCAGGTCTCGGTGAAGACCAGCCGCTGCAATTCGGTCACGCTGTCCAAGATCAGCGTGTTGAATTGATGGTCGCTGCTATAGAGGGACGCGAGCCCCTCCATCACATCGCCGAAGGTTTGGGCAATGCCAAACGAGTTCAATTCCAAATCGGCTGGCGTCCCGTCTTCGGTTTGAATGAACACCGCGTTGGGAAACTCAGCCGCCAGCGTCGTCTTGCCAATCCCGGCTGTGCCATAGATTAAGATGCGCGGCGGGCCATCGCCCCGCACCTTGCGTAGTTTGCTCATATCATAGGCCATTATTCTCAGGCTCCTCAGGTTGAGTTGGCGCGATAAACCACCCGCCGTGCGCCGGAGAATTGGCGGGATGGAATTGGATAGTAATGGGCTGAACGTCCATGATCGCCACGTGGACCAGGCCATTCGACGGCGGAAGCCAGGCAATAGCGAAGCCGGTCACGTGCCGGTCGTCTGCGATGACCTCGTGCGCCACGAGCAGGTCGAATAGAGCCTTGACGCGGTTGTCGATGTCTGCGGCCTCGCTGTGGCGTTCGGCGCCGATGACCATCAACACTTGCCCCTTATGGGGCTTTGGATTTTGTGCGCGCAGTCGCCAGCCCGCCTCAAGCAGCCAGTCCTTATAGGCGGCTGATTTGACGCGCCGCGACGGGCCGTCCGCGTACATCTTGTTGACCGATGGCGGGTTCGGCAGCGTCAGATAGTTACCGGGCGAGGCGGCTTGGGGTTCCACCCCGCCCGGCTGGCGCACCTGAACCACCAACTGGCCAGGATTGATTGCGAGGGCTGTCATAGTTCGCCCCCTAAAACTCGCTCAACCGCGTCCGGGTACAGATCGGCCATTGGCCCGAGGCTCTGCCGGATGACCGCGCGGGCCTGCTCCATTTGCTCGCGTGCAAATGCGAGCTTGTCGCGGCGAATGATTTCGAGCGTTGAGGCGTTGGCTCCGAACCTGCCGGATCGCCAGTCATAGATGCGCGATGCGCTGATGCCGGTGCGGAACTGCAAGACCTTCGCGGGCGCACTTTCTGCCCAGGCTTTCAATTCCGAGTTAACGCAGAAGCGTTCCAAATTTACCGTAACGGGCTCTGTATTTTTTCCCATGTCTTTCCCCGATGCTGACAACTGTCCAGGTTGTCCGTAGGCGGAGAAAGTGCCGGAGCGGGATGTTAGGTCCCGTCCGGCCGAGGTGGGAAGGAAACTGCCCAAGTGGGCGGGGTTGCGAGACGTAGCAGCAACCAGGTTAGGCTCCCACGGGGGAGACACCCGTTGGGCGCTTTCGCGATCCAAAGCCGTTCCGGTCGTCCCATCCTCGCGGGTAGGGCCGTCTCGCAAGTCGTAGGCCGACGGTGCGGCCAATTTCGCTAGAGCGCTCATGACAGCGCCTGCTGAATAAGGGTGATGGTCACATGCCAGACGCACGCGACGGCATAGACGCCGATCAATCCAATAGCCGCCCACATTGCGACGACTGGCGCGCGAATCTTGATGGGCTTCGCTTCCATCGCTGCGGTGAGATTAAGAACGCCGTCGTCCGGGTTCTTCCTGTCGTGCCAGGCTTGGCGCGTGATTTTCTGCAAGTGGATGATGCGGGCGAGCTGGACCGGCTTCAGATCGCGGAGCTTGCGGACAGCCATGTTTCACGCCTCCAAATAACAACGGGAATTTGCAATCACGTGCTCTGGAGCGCCGACCGCGACGGCGATTTGCGCTGTGTTGTACCCTTGCGAAAAAAGTTTTTTCGCGCGGTCGATTGCGTGCTGCGTCAAGCGTTCTTGATTGGCGCAGCCGGACGCATAAAACGTGTTCTGGCAAATATGCGCAGGCTTGCCGACATGAGCGGCAATGTCGGACCACGACGCGCCTGCCCGCCGCATAACAGCCATGTCGTCGAGACGCTCTCGCGTCCAAAACAAGGCCCTTCGCATTACACCGCCCCCCTCAACTCGCAAGTTTTGCTTACAGGTTGCGCTGGAGCCGAACGCGGCATAGTCCAGGCGATAACCGTGACGGCGACGAACGCGACGAAAATCGCAAGAGGCACGTCCCAGCGCGACGGCTGCGCAGGCTCATTCCAATGACGTTCGTGGTCCTCGATCATGGCTCACTCCGCTGCTTGGGTGGGGGTCTCGACCTGCGGCGCGGAAAGCGCGATTTGCGCCAGCAACTTCATTGTCGGCTTCGGTATTGGGTTGCCGTTTTCGTAACGCGACACCGTGGCCTGATCGATGCCGACCAGTTCCCCGAAAGCCTCCTGAGAAAGGCCCAATTTCTGCCGAAGCTGTTTCACATCAACCGTAATCATAGGGCGTCTATGCCATTTGCATAGGTTCTTGTCAATGCCCAAAGCATAGGTTGGCCTGAATGCTGTGCGGATGACATTAGGACAGAGAATTAGAAAGGCCCGCGAGGGCGCAGGCTTTGCAAGTGCGGCAGACGCGGCGCGAGCATTGGGAATGCCGTATCCAACCTACGCGGCTCACGAAAACGACAGCAGAGGCCCAAAGCGGGATGAATTAAAACGATACGCCGTGTTGTTCCGTGTCAGTGCAGAATGGTTATTGACAGGTAAGCACCTAGTGCGCCCTAATTTTGTCCCCGTCCTTGCATACATTGGCGCAGGTGCTGAAGTGCATACCGTCAACGATTATGAGCCCGGCGCAGCTTCTGAATATGTGGAACCGCCGCCGTCTGATGGGTCTAATTTAGTCGCCGCACGAATTAAGGGCGACTCTATGTACCCAATGCAGGACGGCTGGATTGTATTTTGGAAAGCCACAACAGAGGGCGTTGACCAAGCCTGCCTGGGCAAGCTCTGCGCGGTGCAGATTGTGGACGGCCCGTGCCTGGTCAAGATAGTGCGACCGGGCACGCAGCCTGGCCTGTATAACCTGGAAAGCTGGAACGCCCCGCCTCGATTGAATGCTGCCCTTTTGTGGGCCTCTCCCATTGCGGACATACGGCCTTCGTAAACTGGCGTAACCCTGCCGCAAAAAAATTTATGCGCGCCCTATGCTTTTTGCATTGACGGCCCCCATGCTATGCGATATGCATATCTCACCAACACGGGAGACGGACATGAACGCGGCAAACCAAAACTGGACAATCGGATCGACGGTGAATGTCGGGTTCCTTAAGGGGCTCAAGGTTCTCGCCAAAATCCCGACGCCTGGTGATTACGCACCGGACGCCTACGCGCTGCAAGCGTCGAACGGCAACTTTTATCGCTTTGTCCCGCACAACGGCTTGACGCGCGAACGCTCGTTCGAAGCCGCCTGCGCCGCTTAATCACACAACACGGGAGACGGACATGGACGACCGCGCAGAATATCAACGCCGTGACGACATGCGTATCGCGTGCGACGTCGCGCATGATTTGTTCGTGATCCGCAAGGCCCGCTGGGCTTTGCGCCGCAAGCTGGAAGAGTTCCAGTATCGCGACTGCCGCCCCGCCTCGCCCGTTGGCATTTTAGCCAAAGCGATCGAGGACTACCTGAACGGCGAGGCCGACGCGTTCAACGACAGCGCGCTTGCGTCCATGATGGACGACCTCGAGGCGGACGGCTCCGAAGTCTGGCGCGGGGAGGACGCTACGTCTCAACGCATGCCGCTTGCGGCCCTGGTCGCCGACGCGTTCGGCCCGCAATGGTCCAAAATGACGAGGGCCGCCGAATGAGCAGCCTCAGCCCATTAGCTCAAGAGGCTCAGCGCAAAATGGATCGCGCGATCCGGATCCGCGACGTTGCGCAAGAAAGCTACGCGGTGATTGCCGCGATCCACGACAGAAAGACGCCGCCAGACGAAATCGCGCGATGGATCAGGAAGATTGTCCAACAGGTGGAGGGTGCAGAATGAGCACGAAATGGACGCCGGGGCCTTGGCGCGCAGGCGAAAACGGCAATAACAGAGTTTATGGGCCGGACGGGATGGGTGTGCATTCAGGTTTGGTTGCCAACGTCTATAAAGGACGCGACACAATCAACTTAATTGCCGCCGCGCCTGAACTGTATAGCGCCGCGCAGTACGCGCTTGACGTAATCGAGGCGCACGACGCCGCGTCTGGGGTCCCGTCTAAAGTGGCGACAGCGCTGCGCGCTGCTTTAGCCAAAGCACGAGGCGAGCAATGACCTCGCCCTATCTGACGCGGCCTATCAGGACGCTCGACCAGGTGACGGGGCGCAATGTTGTCCCGTTCCCGCCACGCAAAGAGCCCTGGCCATATGAGGCCGGGGCAGAGCCGCCAAAGTTTCTGACGGAAAAGATTAAAACGGAACCCGCGTGAGCGGTACGGCGGGGTGCGTCTGGCGCTAGTGGTAGCTCGCTAATCAGGCAGCGTGGCCCCGCCGGTTTAATGGAGGATGAGATGAGCAGCAATTGGACCGGCAAGCAGGAGAAAAATAC